TCAAGTAAAGCTTGTGCAATTATAGCGGCTGTGGATATCCATGAACCAGCCTGAACTGTTTGTACAGCTCCAAAACCAAAACCAATACCTAAAGAAGCAGCAGAGGCTGCCGCCGCTGCCATAAGTGTTTGTCCTAAATTCTGAAGAAACTGAAAAGATGAAATAATAACTATAATACTTAATAATAAAAATGGTGCAAATACCGATAATTGTGTAACAAATAAATTTAATTGTGTCATTAAAAATATAAAAGAACCACCTCTAAATCCGTCATTAGCTGGAAACTCTTTAATAGACCCACTACAATCAGATTCGTATGGTGGATTGGTACTTTTAATGCCAATAAATTCCCACCTATTCCTACCTAAAGATGAACCTGTTTTCTTGAAAAATGGACGTACGGAAGATGATGGATTAACGGCTCCTAGGTCAAAAGTGGTATTTCCGTAATCATTACGGTACATGTCTATATGTTGAGATATTGTATATACCCTATCAGCTACAAAATCATAAAAATAATCTGCACCTAAAAAAGCTGGTGACGATACTATGGTAGATGGGTCACCAATAGTTGTTTCTGGATAATCGTATAAATTTTCTGAAAAACTATAACTCCTAGCTACGTCACCGATATATTCTCTAATATTTGGTACCAGGTATTCTCCTTTTCTTGTCTCTGAAGAATACTTCTGGTCAAATGAAATCCTAAACCTATATTTACCTCTAGTTGGTACTCCTATACTTGTGTTGTCTGATATTTGTTCATTACCATACTCATCAGTATAGATATAGTCCAAGTTCATTGGTATCCTGGCTACGAATGAACCACTACCATCAATACTATGGACATTAAATTTTTCTAATTTTGGTGTACATCCATCGTCCTCTTTATGCACAGTAAATCTAACGGATTCTATTTTACCAGAACCAGTGGTCATCTTACACACTTCACCCATATTTTTTGATGGTTTACACTTCCAACCAACATTATTATTATTATCATCACTAATAATGCTACCCATTAATAGAGCGTTAGGTTTAAATTCTACACTTGAGTCTCTTAAATCAAAATCTATTCTACTAATACCTGTATTACATAAGTCGTCATCTCCCCAAAAAGGAAGTACCTCCAAAGTTTTATTTTGTATAACAATCTGTGGTAAAGTGTCTAAATTTTCTGAACCATTAAATATAGCCGCATTTTTAAATTCCTCAATCGGAACACCCTGAGCTATAAAATCAAATGGTTTCATAGAGTGACACCCAATATCACTTACATCGACTGACATATGTATTTGGTGTGACCCTAATGGGACACCCCATATCATATAATCACCATTTTCGTTAGTTTTTACAGTATATTTATAATATTTTTCATATACCTCTAATTTTAAAGGGTTAGATATTGTCTCCTCAGCGGAGTACATGCTTCCTGTTGGTGTGTGTCTGTTGTGTTGTTTGGTTTTTGGTAGTAGGTTATACCTATACCCTTCATCGTTTTTATCATTGACATCCTTGAACGGATACATCTCTGAAATTATAGCGTCTTCTTCGTCTTCATCCGTAAGTGGTATGAATATTGATAATTTTGCATTAGGAAGTCCTAAACCACCATTTGCCATGACTCTACCAACCACCACACCATAATCAGAACACATTCTAGAATAGACTTCAGATTGTGTTAATTTAAGGCTAAGTATCTCTAATAAATCAAAATCCTGTTCGAGATTTACTCGAACAAAACTATCTTCATTTATTTTAGTTCGTATTCTATAGGATTTAGGCATATCGTTACTATTACAGATAAATATTTGGTCTGATAAAATTAAAGGTAGGTTAGTTATTAATTATGTAAATTAATTAAGTAACCGATGGTTGTCCCATTGCCTTTAATCTAATAACAATGTCTTTGTTTTCGAATTTAACTTGAAATGACTGGTTTGGTTGTGAAAATATTGTTCCGTCAATCAAACCAATTTGTTTAGTACTAGTGTTTGAATAGGCTTGTGATACCTGATTCTGTGAATACCTACCCCCAACATTATTAAAAACTCTAAGGTCGGAAATATTGATTACCCCATTTTCTGATGTTATATCTTTACTCAATATTCCTGTAAATATGTCTTGTCCCATTTCCCTATTATCTGGTGAGAAAAACTCACTTACTTTACTAATAACATTTGTAACAATTTCTGATTGGTTGAATCCTGGGTCAACAATTAAGTCGACCTCTATACTCAAATCAATAATCTCAGCTGTGGTAACATTTATATAATCATTCAACATCCTATAATCTGAAAGATATTCAGCGATATTATTCATCATTGTTGAACTTACATTCGATGTTAGTGAGCCATCTTCACTATATGATAATAGATTAACCACAACCTTATTTTCAATCTCCATAACACCAACCTTAGCTGGAGCTCCAAATATTGAAGGCATTGTTTGTATTCTAGACACGTAATCATTGATTGTAACCGCTCGTTCCTGAGCTGAAAAATTATAAGATATATAATTTCTAATTTCCTCTGTTGTTGGTTGATTTGCTCCGCCAATTGCGGAAGTAATATTATTAATCATAAGAGAACTACTCACCATAGTATTAACATTAGTTATAGGTCCATTAACATTAAAGTCTATCGTACCTACAGTAGTTATTGAATTTGGTCCAACATTTGTGGCTTTACCACCACCAACTCTATATTGTATGAATAAAGTACTATTAGATTTAGGTGCTTTTCCTAATGAAAAATTATTCATGTATTGTTGCAGGTCTAGTTTATACCCTGTTGAAGCTAAATCATCTAATGAATCTTCCGCGGATACACTACCACCACCCATAGTTAAGTGGAAAAATCCTTGTGGTGTATATTCCGTAGTAAATCTTTGGTCTGTATTGACCCATTTACCGATTTTAATACCTGGATTATCAGATATTTTATTAAAGTCTTGTATAAAAACCTTATCTTGTGCTAAAGCACTTACCTCATACCACTTATTTGTTGAAGTTATAAACTCTGTTCCTTTAGGTAACGCTTGTATATTCGTACCATCCTTTTGAATAACAGCTGTAACACCTAAAATATTCTTTTCTGGTAAAAATATCTTAATGAAAGGTCTAACATCTGAAGATGTAATGACTTTCTTAAATATTTTAGTAACCCCGTTAACAACAACCTCTCTTTTTGTTATTGTGTAATTAAGAACATTACCATTGGAATCAAATGTTGGTACTTTTGTTCTATTAGGATGTCCTTTTGAGTCAAATGGGGTTGAAAAGTCAACGTCATTAACTAATTCAAACACTTGTCCACCTCCCTTAAATTGTGAATTTCTTCTAAGTAACCCCAAATACCTAGTATCTTCCTTGTCACCTAGTGTTGGGACTGTTATACTGATGTCTACAACCGCAACAGAAGGTCTGTTTCCTGGTATCTTTAATCCATAGGTCTTAGCTATGTTATATAATGAACCTCTTTGTTGTGCATATTGTAGAACAGTCTCTTGTAGACTTCTATCAATATGATAGTTCAAATTATCACCAATTGCAGCGTTTAAATCCAATAATACTGAGAAGATAGACGCGTCATTAGCATTTTTAATTAAATCAGGATATTGTTCCTTAACGTAAGTAAGTAAATCAGTTCTTAAACCTACAAAATCTCTTTCTGTATATGATATTTTATTATTCCCCATACTATAAATTTATTATAACGAAATCTCTTGTCTCAAAAGCACCTCCAGTTGTGGTGAAATCGACCCTTATTTTAGCTGTATATTCTTCAGTTCCTCCACCAGCAACTCTATAAACCCTATCGTCATTATCTGTAACTAATACACCTTCGCCTTCCTCAGCTTCAGTAAGTGGTGTAATATCTATCTTATCAATCCTTAAATTTGGTATATATTTGTCAACTTGTTCCCTAATCTCAGACTCTATACTCTCAAATGTCTGATTATCCATAGGTTCAAATATATATTCATATAATCTTGTTCCAAAATCAGGTAAATAATACCTCATACCTTTCCTTGTTAACAATAAATGGATTAGATTAGCCTTAATCTCTTCATCTGGTGTAGTTGTTAAATCAAAAGCGTAACCTAAGTTACTCTTACTAAGCGGAAAATTAATCCCATATGTTCCAAATTCAGACATTTTATTGTTTTACTATAAATATATTAATTCTTGCTTTGTTGGGTATTATCTTTAATCTCTGTTGTGTTGTCCTTATGACTACAATGTGGGCAAGTTATTTCATTCTCTTTAAATAATAAATGGTGGTCCGCTATGGTCCACCATTTATTACATTTACCACAATTAAAATGATAAAGTATTTCTTTACTATATTTATGATTCTTCACCTACTTTTAACTTTTCTAAATCAATATCAATCTCACAATTCCCACCTGAACACGCTAACTCACCACTTAAATCTGTATTATCTGTTACTTCAATAACTTTTGTTAAGTCAATAGTATTTAACGACACCATCATTTCATCGTATTTTTCTTTTGTACAATCTTCGAATGGAGCTTGTATGTAAGAACCACCATCAAATGGTAATACCGATAATCCATTATATGCCTTTCTATTTTCCCACATCCATTCTCCTGCAGCACCCCATTCATGTTCTCTCAAGGATACAGTAGCAGATACATTATGCCCATTTGACCCACTTCTGTGTCCGGACTTAACCCATTCACTAGCAATTAACTTAATTCTCTCTAGTAATTGAAATGGTGACTCTGTCCTTAATATTGAGCCTTCTGGTGCTTTTTGTGGTATAGATATTACGGCAGTGTCTTTTGGTCTAAAATAATCGTCCTCTAATAATTCAGGATGGTTAATTAGTAGGTAAGTATAAATTGACTCATTTTTACCAACTCTAATTCTTCTAACATAGTAATCATTATGCCACGCGTGAATACCTGATGACGTTCCTAATGTTAATGATGTGGTTCCAGCTGGTTTTACAGTAGTTGTTCTTGCTGCTTGATTGATTCCTATTAATTTTGCAACTCTAGTATTTTCTCTTTTAACTAATGAAGCTGATTTTTTCATATCATACTTAAGAACTTTACCTGAACCAATACCTGTCATAGATACACCAATTAAAGCCTCTTTTTCGGTTGTTTCTTGCCAAACTTCTCTTAAATAATGGAATTTCGTATAACCTGCTTGTAATGTCCCAATAAATGCTGCTGTTTTAACTCTTTCATTTAAATCTTCTTGTGACTCAATATCTGAAACATTAACCTCACATAAATTACAGAATTGGTATGGTCTTAGTGCGATTTCACAACACGGATTAGTTCCCCAATCTTTGTC